AGAAGCAACTGCATCCTTTGGTGCAAATGTAGCAGGACTACAAGGTGTACCTGACGTAGCAGTATTATCTTCAGACTTCCAGACTACAGGTAAGGAGGTTACTCTAACTGCTATGGAGAAAGCAGCAGTTAATAAGAATATAAATTCTGCTAAGACTAGCATGACTAAGGGTAGAAACTTTCTTGACCTCTTAGGTGGTAAGAAACCATTCGAATACACTGCAATGTTTAAGATGTACTTTAACCAAGTAGTTCGTAGTGGTAACGTTCCATCATCCTCTGCTGTTATGCTTAGGGGGTTTGTTGCTTTTGTGTCAGGACGCTTTGACATGGAAATAGCGAAGAAAAAGACCGAGAAAGCAAAGAAACAATGGCAAGAAAAGAAACGACAAACTATTTCTTACCTAAATAGTAACAAAACTGCCATACATAGTGCTATGAATGCCTTTACTGCATTGATGACTGCTAAAAACATCATCATCGGCAGACTACAAAAGGTTAAAGGCATTGGTACGTTCATAGAGGATGAAGATGGGTATCGAGTAACAAGTCCTGAGGGATTCGTTGCTATTAAAAACGGTACTGCTATGAAACTGGTCGATAGATTAGAGTTCAGTCGTGCTAACTTCACCGTTGCAAAAAATTGGGGATAAATGTTAACATTTCACGTCTTTATAACTGAAGCATACGATGCTACCAAGAAAACCAATCCGAAATCCAAACCTACAGGTAATGGTAAAGCGGAAAGGATGGCAGCAGACAAACACGTTGCTATAACCTTCGGTAGATTTAATCCACCACACGCAGGTCATGGTAAGATGCTTGATGCTGTGCAGAAAGCAGGTGGTGACTCTGGTAACTACAGGATCTATCCTAGTAGGACACAAGATCATAAGAAGAACCCTCTAAGTGCTGATCAAAAGGTTGATCACATGCGTAAGATGTTTAAGAATCATAAGGATAAGATCCAAAATTCTGAACAGCATAGAAATATATTTGATATCCTTCGTGACCTCAATGATGAGGGGCATGAGCATGTTACTATGGTAGTAGGTGATGACCGTGTAAAAGAATTTCAGAAGTTAACTGACAAGTATAACGGTAAGCACTATAACTTTAAGAGTATTAATATAAAGTCTGGAGGAGCAAGAAACAAAGACTCCGAAGACCCTGTAGAAAGACTTTCAGCATCAGATCAGAGGAAACATGCGTCAAGTGATGACCATGATAATTTTCATCTAGGTATGCCTAAAGGTTTTAGTAAGGCACACTCTCTAAAACTGATGGCAGATGTTAAAGCAGGTATGACACCACCTGAGAAACTCAAGAAGGCAAAAGCCAAGCAAGAGAAAGCAAAAACAGAGTCATGGTTGTTTGCACCTAAACTTAACCAAGAAGAATTGAGAGAACACTACATCGAAGAAGAGATCTTTGAGGTAGGTACATTAGTAGAGTATGATGACACTGGTATTCGTGGTACTATTGTTCATCGTGGTAGTAACTATGTCATCCTTAAGGATCAACATGGTGATGAATTCCGCACATGGTTGCATCATGTAACAGAAGTTACAGATGCTAGTAAGAACAGGAAGGATCAATCAAACTTCTCTGCTGATGATGGATCAGGAAATGATTGGAAAGTTGGTACAGATAAATATCGTCAAGCAGTACAGGATATGACTCCTGGACAAGCAACAACTAAGTTCGGAGTTAAGTTTTCCGACTTTAGAAAGGTTGCAACACCTAAATAATAGTTACGGACTACAATAAAACAATGGCAACTGACATTAAAGTATCTGCTGAACTCATGGGGTATACCCTTGATGAACAGATGACAATCCTAAAGCACGTTGATAGAGAGTCACAAGCTCCCTCAAAACGTATGCAGGAAACAGTTGATAAGATCATCAAGATTATAGATGAGGCACCTCTCCAAGATACCTTCGAAGGGTATGGTGGATTTCCTATCGAGAAAGAATTGATCGATAAGAACAAGCGTATCTCACCTGATGATCGTAACATCGGTAGAGTTATCTCACCTGGTGGACAATCAATGGTTATCACTGGTCGTAAATCTGATGGTCGTTACATTGTAGTAGGTAAGAAAGGAGAGAAGACTGCTAAGTATGCAGAAGACATAGGTGTACAAGGTCCTAAGGAGTCTGTTGATATAGATGACTTACATAGATCTATGTTAGAAGCTATGACAGTTACTAACGCTGATAAGAAAGGTAACACTAAAGCATACCAAAATTATAAGAAAGGTATGAAGAAGAAAGATGGCACCCCAATGTATAAGGCTGCCGATCATATGAAAGAAGACACAATCACAGAAATCTCTGCTGACCTCGCACTAAAAGCATCCAAGAAGGCTGAAGTGGAAAGAGGTAAGGCAGCAGTAGCAGGTGATAAAGAGAAGGCTAAGAAGAAACTACAACAGTCTGCTCGTTTATACTCTGCTCAGAAAAAGAAAAGGCTTGGTGAAGAGACTATCGATGATCTTATCGAAAGATACATCGACCTAGATGATGCATACATCGATGAGATTAGTTTCGAAGAACTCGAAACATTATTTGTAGAAGCATTAGAAGAGTTGGATGAAGGTTCACTTAACGAAGCACTCGAAGCTATAGATGGCATAGAGTTGTTAACAGAAGCACCATCAAAGCATTCAGCATTCCCTAATGTTGCAGTACAAGCACCAAAGAAAGAAAAACCAAGAGATGCAGGTGCCATTGCTCGTAAGACATTACAAGACAAGAAACCTAGCACAAACAACTCTGGTCCTTCTCGTGCAGAGAAAGTGAAGTCAGCACTTAAGAGTGCAGGTTCAGCTGTTAAGAAGGGGTTAAAGAAAGTACCATATCAAGCAGGTAAAGCTGCAGGTACAGCAGTTAACGTTGCTAGTAAGGTGGGTAGTGCTGCTAAGAAAGCTGGATCAGACTTTAAGTCTGGATATAAAGATGCTCGTGCATCTGCTAAGAAAAAAGTAAAGTCCAGTGTTTCTACATCATCTAGTTCTAGTACAGACGGAAAACCTAGTGTAACTGGTAACAGTTATGTCTCAGGTTCAGGTCGTAGTAGTGGAAGTTCTTCCACATCATCTAGTTCATCTAGTTCTAGTAGTTCATCATCTGGTTCTTCAGGTGGTGGTTTAAAAGCTGGTATCAAGAAAGTCGTTGGCAAGATTGCCCGTAGTGTTTCTCGTGGTTCCCGTAATGTTGCAAGACGTATGGGAGAGAGTTATGATTGGCGTAAAGAAATGGGGGTTCAGTAATGACATCCAAAGCTCAACAAACACTATTAAATAAGAATGATCGTCGTGACAAGGACAGTCAACATCCTGCTATGAAGGGCGGGACCAAAGTCAAAAAAGGTATCACTATTAATCCTAAGAAGGAGGATCTTATGCAAGAAAAATTAGATCCCGTCGGTAAAGAAGATTCTGACATCAACAACGACGGTAAACACAATCAAAAAGATGACAAGTATCTTAAGTATAGAAGAAAGGTACGCTCTTCAGTCATCAAAAGGAGAGAGAAATTACAAAAAGAAGCACTACAACTAGCAAAGTCTCGTGTCCCTGATGGATATGATGCTAGAGTTGATATCGAAAGCATCGAACCAATCGAAGAGGTTGCAGTAACAGGTGCTGCTCTACCTGCATCTGTAGGTGCTACTGCTCACAGTAAGACTAGCAAAGCAAAGGAGAATCTCAAGAAGAAGATGCTCCAAGCAACTGCTGAGTATGATAAGAAAAAGAAAGAGGCAAGAAGATGACATCTCTCCTAGAGTGGGACAATGATGAGATGGCTGCCAAGCTGAAGCGTTACAAGCAGCAGGATAAGGAAAAGAAAGAAACCTTATACAAGTCTAAGCATGGACCTAAGAGGTACAAAGAGTTTATGGCTAAGGATAAGGCAGCTAAAGATAAACTTGCTATCAAGAACCCCAAAGGTGTAAGAGCATTGCACAAAGGCAAGTGGGGTTACATGAAGAACAAGAAATTTACAGCAGATAAGTAATGACATACAAGGCACCAGACAGAGTACCATACGACGAATGGTTTGACCGAAACTATAAGTACATACCAGGAAAGACTAAACATCCATATGATTCTTGGCCAGTAGCAACTTTACATGAGAAGATGTATCAGTTAAGTATTGCCACAAGAGATAAAATGATGGGGTCGGAAGCCTATATAGATTAGTTAACTAAGTTATTATCATGTTAGGTTTTTTACTTCCCCTCGCATCAAAAATTATATCTGATGCCGTAGATAAGATTCCCGAAGACGCAGAGCTCGGAGAAAAATTAATAGATATCTGCCTTAAGATCATAGGCAAAGCAGTCAAACTTACTAAGACTGATGCTGATGACAAGTTGTTTGCTCAAGTAGAGAAGGCAATCAAGGCTCGCTAAATTATAAATAAATAATAGGATACCAACAACTTTAAGAGGAATTACAATGTCTGTCGTAGGAAAAATTGACGCAGCTGCATTCTCTAACACAATTGGAGTCACTAATGGTGATGCTACTGTGTCTAAGAATGCGGGAGATAGCGTTACCGTGGGTGACGTGCTAGAGATTAGTAGCGTTGCTTATATCGTTAAGCAAGTAACAAGTACAACTTCTATCGAATTGCATAAAGCATATGCAGGTAGTACAGCAACTGTTGCTGCTGCTAGTGTAATCAAAAGGACACCGCCAAAGGCAGTGGCTGAGTACGTTATACTTGGAGGAGACTCTAACTCCTACGAATTGGTATTTGTAGATACAACTGAAGATAGCATCGCATCTAACAAGACTCGTGGTATCTCAGGTCCAGGATGGTGGCAGTATCGTACATACCAAACACACAATGGTGACACCAAGCATAAAGCTGAGTGCATCGTACCTCTTAAAGTTGCAGCTGGAACTTCTGGTGATCTTGATGACGATACAATCGCAGCAGATGTACTAGAAACTATCACAGTTGGTACACAACCTGCTAACTCCACCTCATCTTCTGGTGCAGGAACATTCGTTGCTGCCTTTACAGTCGATCAGTCTGGTACAAAGCAGTACAAGTGGCAGAGACAGACAGCTACAGCTACTACACGTTGGGTTGATATCACTGCAAACCTTGACACTGGTATCACATATGCTGACTTCACTACAGCAACACTTGCTTATAGTGGACTAGCAGGTACTACACTTAACGGTTACAAGTATCGTTGTGTTCTAAACAC